TCTTTTGGATGAGTGCGATGAAGGGGATATCGTAGATCATCGAATCTATTTCGAGAAATTAAACGATACTTCAGCTGGGGAAGAACAGGGACCTGTAGATGGTTCTAGTGATACTTCAGCTGGGGAAGAACAGGGACCTGTAGATGGTTCTAGTGATACTTCAGCCGAAGGAGAACAGGAGCCGAAAGATGGTTCGAGTGATGCTTCAACTGAAGAAGAGCAGATACCTGCAGATGGTTCTAGTGATACTTCAGCCGAAGGAGAACAGGAGCCGAAAGATGGTTCGAGTGATGTTTCAACTGAAGGAGAGCAGATACCTGATGATGGTTCAAGTAACACTTCAACCAAAGAAGAGACTCCTGAAGGTGAAAATCAACAGGAATCAGAACAGCCTGATGCTGCCGACCCTGGCGAGGACTCAAAAAAAAAGTAGTTCAAAAGGAAGAGGAATATCCTAACATCGACTGGGATAACCTCTATAACGAGGACGTGCAGATGGCAACCGTCATCTATAACGACCGCATCAATACATGGCGCAAGATGAAGAAACTCGACGAACTCCTGGACAAGAAACCGAAGGCGAATGATGTGGCCGCCATGGCGGAACTCCGCATCCGTAATCTTCAGGCATTCGACGAACTGAAGGCGTACAACGATACCGGCAAGTTTCTGTATAAACATCCATTGCTGAAGGATAAGTCCGAATTCGATGAACTCGTAAAACTGTTCAAGAAGGATCCTGCCGAGTTTCTTCATAAGCATAAGAACGTGCTCGACAATATCAAGCGCTATAAGAGCTACATTAAAAGAGATGATCGCAAGGACAAACGTGCCAGCGACCGTGAGAACCTCCAGCGGCATCAGGAACGTGAACGCATGTTCAAGATGGTAATGGAACAGTATAGTGACAAATCAGATAAATCAGATGGATAAGACGGAATTAAAGAAGATTGCAGAAACCTGCGTTTCGATGATGAAGAACGGAGGTGTACTAGAGCAGGCTCAACTCAAGGCAGACGAGAAGATAGCCGAGTTGGCAGCAAACGGCGACCTCGATGCCATCAAACTGTTGAATGAGCGGATGCAGGATCGCGAAGAACTGAAACTTAGAAAGAAGTTGTTTGGCGTATGAAAAGCGAGATAGAAAAGCTGGAGAGCGTTCATCCAGACCTAATTACCACCTTTCTGACTACAGGTGAGGGTAAAGGCATTCCAGAGGATGTACAGACCTTTCTGAAGCAGCTGCAATGGGCAGCCGAAATCTACGAGTATGAACGTAATATTACCCGTGGCGCCCGTCAGCTCAAGCAGCGAATTGCCGCGCAGCAGAAAATAACCCTCGATGTTCGTACCTGCATGACCCGCATTAACCAGGCGATATCTTACTTCAATGTGGATTGTAACGTAAGCATCAAGGTCTGGGAAAATGATTTTGCCAATAAGTACGAGGACCTTGCCAAGCTCTGTTCTGCCAAGCGCGACTATAAAATGCAGAAAGCCTGTATGGATCAAGCCCTGGAATGCCGCAGACGTGCGTCCGAACAGGCAGAGGCGGATAGAGATCTCGGAGTTGTGTTCCTCATTACTCCAGAAGTTACCCCGGAAGAATTAGGTTTTCAGAAAAAGAACCTCAAGGAAATTGCCGGCAAGTACAACCGCGGTTTTTACATATCTCTCATCGATGGTTTGCCTATCGAGAGTTCAGAAAAGAAACGATTGCTTCGTGATGCTGATATTCAGGAAGCGGAAATTGTGGAGGATCTAAGTGATGAGCCAACTGATTTTGAATGATAATACACTCGGTGAATTCGAGCATTACTACATGAACAACATGCAGCTGCTTGCCAACATCATCGACCCCAACATGCTTTTTGCCGAGGTTGCCCGTGCCGGAGGTAAGACCGAAGGTGTGACGGGTCCTCGCCTGATACGTGTTGCCAACGATATGCCGGGAGAGCTATCCTTCCTGGTTCACAAAACCTACGTGGCGCTGATGACCAACGTCTGGCCAAACATACAGGCATACTTCTCGCGTCAGGTAGTAGTGAACGGGCAACAGAGATCCATGCTGGAATATGGTATTGATTACGTAGTAGGAGAGAGCACGCTGCCTTCCCACTTCCGGAAACCCCGATATCCGATAGCCTATGCTAAGCATAGCGTGATATTCCGAAATGGCGCCCATCTTCAGCTCGTATCAAGCGACCAGCCGGAATCTGTTGCCGGTAGAAATGCCGTGCACGCTTTCGTTGAAGAAATGAAGCATAATAGTGGAGAAAAACTCAAAACCCGCCTGTTCCCGTCTTTACGTGGAGGTCCAGCCAATGTGCGCTGCTCTGCTTATTATGAGGGTGTTACGGGTGTGAGTGATACGGCTCGCGTCGACCTCGGCGAAGATGACTGGTTTGAGGATTATGAAAAGAAGGTGAACCCGAAACTTATCGAGGAGATTGCAACCGTTGCCCTGGAAGTTAACAGAAGTCTCTACCGTCTGTTCGTGCTCAAGCAGCAGGAACGAGACTCGAAAGACCCTGTTCTCCTTGAGAAGATGCGACTTGAGTCTGTTAAGCTCAATGCCTTCGTGGCGAGATGGAAACCTCGTCTGGCAGATATGAGGCGTAATGCCATCTACTATATCCGTGCATCCTCCTTCTGCAACAAGGATATCCTAGGCCCTAAGTTCTTCAAGACTCAGTTGGACACTCTTGATACGGACGAGTTCCTCACGGCTATCTGCGCCATCCGTCACAAGGAGGTAACCAATAAGTTCTTCATTAACTACGACCACGCAAAGCATCAGTTCAAGGATAGCTATAAGTATGAGTCCATTCTTCGCCTGAATCTGAAGGATAGGTTTATCCTTACGGCAGAGTATCTTCTACATTACGATCCTCACGAACCGCTCTACATGGGATACGACCCTGGTAACTTCCAGTCGCTCATCGTTGCCCAGAAGAAAGATTACGGCAGGCGTCTCGACATCATCAAGGAGTTCTTTGCCTTCCTGCCCAAGGATTACAACGACCTCGTGGCAGAGGTACACCAGTTCTTCGGATCTGCAGCCGTAAATAAGACAATCTATCTCTATCCAGACCGCGCCGGCAACAAGCGCAGGGAGGAGCGGGAACAGATAACTACCGACTCGCTCAATCTGAAGGCTGCCCTGGAGTCGTATGGCTTCATGGTGATACTCTATAACGAGGATGCGCCTACCATCTACCATTGGCAGCAGTTCAAGCTCTGCCAGATGCTCTTCGGCGAGCGCAGTCCGCTTCTGCCTGTCATCCGTATCGATGAGAATGAGTGCAAGAACCTCTGTTCTGCCATCATGATATCCCCTCTGAAGAAAACGGACGGCAAAATAGAGCTAGACAAGAGCTCGGAGAAGAAACAGCAACTGAAGAATCAGGCAGGACTCACCACGCAGCTGCCTTCTGCGATGATTTACCTGCTTTACGGCCTTTATTCTGATGCCGTGAAGGCGGAATTAAGTACATATCCTACCGATTTACCGGACAATTTCGAAATATAGACGCAGAATAATGCTGCATTTCTGCAGTAATAATTTTCGCGGGCATATCAATAATTTACGGAAAATGAAAGGGTATAAATGCTAAAATACTGATAATCAGCCCAAGCGGACCGGCTGGAAGAAAAACTCCCAAAAACACCTTACCCAAACGAGCACGCACCGCTGAGAAGGGAAAGAGAGGTGCAGGCCTTACGATTCTCGGAAATATGACGGGGAACAGGTACAGCCGGTCTTTTGCAGGGCGATATTTTTTCGCTATCTTCGCATCATTATGAGCAAGACAAGTAAGAACATCATCATGGATGGCATCACGGCACTCCAGTGGGCCAGGGAAATCAGTAAGCTGCCCGATGGGGAGTTTACCCTGGTTTTCTTTCCTTACTCCAGGCAGAGAGGCGAGGCGAGCGCAAAGCTTCAGGTGCGCAGGCATTGTAAGTATCGAACCCAGTTGCCGAAGGAACGTTTCGCCATCGATGGAGAGAACTACCTTCTCTATACAGACGAAGATGGAGAGCCAAAGATGTGTTACCGGATTCTCATCAGGTACATGGGTTTCCCTCAAGATGGATACAAACTTCACAAAATAAATTGGTTATGAAAGAATACGAAATAGACATGTATGGCAACGCCGGCATCTACCTTGCCGATGGCAATACCTTCACCTTCCAGCTAGGTGAAGGTGACTCCATCTTTGGTGCAGACCAGCTCTTCCAGTCACCACTCCTGGAGTCTCCATTCGGTGGTACGCTCTGGATGCAGCAGCATCACTATCTGGGCATACAGGGATATCAGGTGTTGATGCGTGGCCACAACAACCAGCAATGCGACGAAGTGACTAAGGAAATCAAGGAGAACCGACTGCTCCCTCGTCTCTATTCCAAGGAGATCAAGATGCTCTATGGCCACGGACTCGCCGTATACAAGCAGGCTATTGAGAACGGCAAGCTGGTACGCAAGTACGAGGAACAGCCCGAAGTAATGGAATGGCTCGACTCCTGGAGTTCCCGTGGCATTCCTTCAGTTGAGGAGTTCTGCAAGACGTGCATCAAGAACTTCTATTACTTTGGCGACTTCTTCGTGAAGTGGCGCTTCACCCGAGGTAAGGTGATAGGTATGGGCAAGCCGGTTGCTGCGCTTGAGGCGATGGAGAACCGTTACTGCAGATTGGCAACTACCCGACAGGACGTTGCTTCAGAATTGATTTCGTACGGAGACTTTAAACAGGTTGTAGTAGGACGATTCTCCTATGGCTTATCGAGTTACTCGGTTTATCCGAAGTTCAGCTTTAACGAAGTTGACAACTACCGTTATGCTGCGATCTCTCATCACAGAGAGAAATCGGTAGACGAATTCTACGGAGCCAACGAGACACATCAGGGAGCTCGTCCATACATACAAGGTAGTAACAAGACAGCCCGATACATTAACAGTTTTCTGAAAAACTCGCTGGCTGCAAAGGTGCATGTCATTATTCCTAATGCATGGATCCAGAGCAAGCGCACCCAGATGACCAAGCTCTGCGAGGAAAATAAGCGACGCAAGTCGAAGGGCATGGAACTGCTGAAGTATAACGGCATCGATATCGGAACCGACTTCAAGGAGTCGTGCATGGTCCGGTATGTTCGTGACGAGGTACGCAAGTTCAGCTCCTATCTGTCAGGTGCAGACAACCAGGGCAAAGGTTTCTCTTCCATCTCCTTTATGGATGCCCAGGGACACGAACAGTCGTGGAAGGTGGAAACCATCGACCTCAAGTATAAGGAATATATCGAGGCGCTCATTTCCTACGACAAGCGTACCGAACAAGCCCTTCTGTCTTCGGTAGGTCTCGATGCAGCCATATCTGCAGTAGATAAAGATGGAGTCATCTCGAAGAGTGGAAGTGATACCTATTATAATTATCTCATCTACATCATGTCGCTCACCTCGGAGGACGAAGTATGCGCAGAACCGCTCAACTGGGCGTTGCGCATGAACTTCCCGGAACTCTACAAGCAGGGCTGCAGACTAGGGTTCTACCGCGAGGTTCCACAACGGCAGGAAGATATAACACCATCCCAACGACTTAACCAGCAACAGGCATGAACAAGAAATTTCAACTCAATAATCTCTTCACCAGTTATGCGCAGTTCTGCAACTGCGCACCTGGTGCAGATACAAGCGCCGACTTCGACAGCCTTCAGGGTTCTGCCGTAGCTGCGCGCAAACGTATTGTTGCCATCATCGGCAACAATACGTTCTCTGATATTGTGAGCATCGAGGAAGAAGAGAGCGGCATCAAGGATTTTCTCCGTGCTGCCATGGCGAACCTTACGCTAGCTACCCAGATTATCTTCGATGCCGTGAACCGAAGGAAGAACGATATTAATCTCTACAAGTACGAGATGGAAGGCATGAAGCGCTCCTATATGGAGAACTACTTTAATGCGATGGATTCGTTGATTTCTGAACTTACTGAAGAGATAAGTGCCGATGATCCTGCCGATATCCGTCTTGCCATGGAAGACTGGCGCAAGACCAATTACTACAAGATGCTTAGCAAGCTGAAGGTAGATACTGCCGATGAATTCGATGAAATTTATCCTATCGACCTCTCGTATCTCTTCTTTTTCCGATGCGTCCCTCTCCAGAAGGAGGTGCTCGATGAAAGCATAGGCGCCTACTTCGACCGGCTCGACCAGGGAGGAGAAGACCAGACGTTTGCTGAGTTCGCCCAGAAGGCGCTGCCTATGCTGAAGCGTGCCCTGGTGAAGAAGACGGTGGCGAAGGCTCTCAGACGATTCGATATCCTGGAGTTCCCTGCCACCATCCGCAACCTCTTCGATGACAATACCGCCACCCGCTCAGGCAGCGACGAGGCAAGCCGTGCACTCCAGCTCGCCACACAGCTAGACGGGGAGGTGGAAGATCTGCTGCATAATGTGGATATGCTCCTCGATGCCCAGGAAGGAAACGATTTTCTTTCCTTCTCTGCCGAGAACCGTCCGGACGACAATATGTATTTAATGCCATAAGCTTATGAAAAAGACGATAACCGTAAGAGCAAACGGAATAGAACATGAAATTCCGAACTCGTGGGAACTACTCACTTCTGACCAATATCTGAAGCTGGTGGAGCTGCTTTCTCTTATGGAGAGTGGGCAGTTTTCCCCAGGTGCTGTGAAATGTCTGTTTCTCTGCTACATGAAGGGATGGAACCTGAACAAGATTAAGCGCGATGAGCGAACCCTGGAGAACTTCATGTCTATAGCCAGTCAGCTCTCGTTCATCTTCCAGGAGAAAGATGATAAGTTCGTGCTCGATCTCTGTTTCTGCCGGCAGCAGTTGCCGATTATCTTTATCGACAAGAAAGCCTATTATGGCTATGAGGTCAATACAGATTTCAAGTCGCTCACCTGTTCGCTCACGGCCCTTCAGTATATCGAGGCGCGCCAGCTGCTCGATATGGGCGAGGAAAGTCTTCCTCTGCTGGCTGCTATACTCTACTTCGATAAGAGGGAATATTCCTCGGAAGAGGCGCAGAAACTCGCTCTGAAGTTCAAGAAACTGCCTGTCAACACACTCCGGGCGATAGCTCTAAACTTTACTGCAGTAAATAATTTCCTCTTCTCGAAGACTGAATTTTCCCTGCTCACCAAGTTTATACCCAAGGAGGGCAGCAGTATTACTACCGATGCAACCGATGCGCTCTACGATCTCTCCAAGGATGGGCTGGGTAATGCCCGTCAGGTAGAACAGCTGAACGTGCTTACCTATCTCCGCATTCTCAGGAAGAAGACCATCGAGGGAGTAAAGAGCCTGAAGGCTACCGGCATGGAGTTGGCCAAGATAGCAGACGAGGTAGGACTACCTCTGGAGATAGTTAAAAAGATTATATAACTAAGGCAGGGAAACAACCTCTCTGCGACAAAATTATAAAAGCCTATGTTATTGGATTTATTCGAATATTTTGCCAAGTTTCCTGCTACTGCAGGAGTTACGAAGGGTATTGCCAACAAGGGCGAGAGCAGTATGGAAGAATATGCTACCGTGCTCAAGGCAATCAAGGAGATGCCCGAGAAAGAACTGGTTCCGGAGATAGAGAACTACGTTTACGGCCAGTCGTTCGACGAACTGAAGCAACGCATCGATAAGCTTACCGGTTCCTTCCTGTTCGTAGATTACGGAGAAGTGGATATGCAGAGCGATGGGCGCAGGAGTTTCCAATGTACCCAGCGCATAGCCGTAACTGTAGCAATGAAGTTATCTGCTCATGCCGATATGCTCGAGCGAGTCATAGCAAACGACCGCACCCTTCAGATGCTTTCGAAGGTTCATGCCCGTATCATGGCAGATGTGGAGACAGAAGGACTCTACTGGATGGACCGGGAGAGTATTACTACCTGCGAGATTATTCCGTTCGTATCTGCAGAACTCCAGAGCTACGGCTGGACCCTCATGCTTTCGGCCACAGGTGCAGATATCCTGGATGTTCACCGGCTGTCGCGACAGATGGTGCGCTAGCGTCCTTTGCGGTTCCGGAATATTTGTGTAATTTTGCAATGTCTAAAAAACATAAGGCCGAAATGTTATGAAACAATATAAACGAAATATACCGATGATAGCAATCACCTCGCTCCCTCTGACGGCTGTGTCGGAAGGGTTCCAGTATGTGTATCAGGACTGGGAGTTTGCCAAGTGGATAGCGATAGCCATCTCTATCGATACCTTCCTTGGTGTATGGAAGCATCTTATCCACAAGGATGCGTCTAGCGAATCCTTCTTCTCCAGGTTCACGAAGAAGATTGTAATCTACATCTTCCTGATGATCCTGAGTAATTTTGCAAGTCATGCCACCGTAGAGGGCTCTACTGTCGGCGCGATGCAATGGACAGGAACTTACATCTGCGTGTTCATGATGGTACGCGAGATATTCTCCATTATCGAGAACATACAGGCTATATATCCGATATTTCCGAAGAACTTCGTAAAGCGCATGAAGGACTTTAACGACAAGGGAGATTACATCGGCGGCGGGCCTATCAATTTTTCAGAAAAAGATGCGCCCGATGATGCATAATTAGGTATACATTATTATAATATATATAAAGGTATGGCAAGTAAAACTCAATTAGCCTTCGCCCGTCAGGTGTATGCTGCGGCCGTGGAGGCAAAAACTGAAATAGATCCCGCCTTCGTTACTGCCCAGGCGATGCTTGAGACAGGATGGGGTGCAAGGGTTATCGGTAAGGCTAACCTTTTCGGTATTACCAAGGGCAGCCAATGGGACGGAGATATCGTCATGGTGAAGACTCACGAATACTTCAAGACTCCTAAACAGAAGTTCAAGGAGCCAGACCGTATCGTCTCTGTGTGCAAGGTAGCAGGCAAAAATCTCTGGTATTATACCGTGATGCGTGCCTTCAAGGATTTCGACTCTGTAGGCGACTGCCTGAAGGAACATGAACGTCTCTTCCAGAAGCCGGGCTATAAGGATGCCTGGCCATGCCGCAAGGACCCGTTCAAGTTTGCCCAGAAGATATGCGACGGGGTAGGGTGCAAGTACGCTACAGATCCTACGTACCTCACCACCATTACCTCGATTATCAAGACGATCCGGCGGAAGTGTGTATAAGTTTTAAGTGTTTTGTTGTTATTTGTTGTTATTTTTGTTGTGAATAGGTTTATAGGTTTTATTAAGGTTATTTTTCTAGTGCTGATTCCGCTCGCCCTGGTTGTGGCGTTCAAGGAGTGTCACGACCTCAGGGGCGAGTCGGAGCGCACGAAAGAGAATCAGGATATTCTACTTCACAACGGCAGGGTAGAGATAGGCCGCACGCAGTCAGGCAGGCCAAGAGCTTCCGTGCCAGCCATCACGTTGAAGACGTCTGATCTGAAACGCAGTCCGGACTCTCTCCTTGCCGTTAACAGGAAGGAACTCAAGATAAAGAACAGCCGGATCATGGCGGCAGCTACAACCTCTACCACCACCCGGGTAGACGTGAAGGCAGCCATCCGGCCGGTTCCTCACGATACATGCAGTCGGCTTCTTTCCGGTTCCTGCCGACCGCCCGACGTCTCGCAGACGGTTTCCTGGAGTGATCCATGGATAACCCTGCGGGGCGAAATCGAGGGCGACAGCATGCAGGTGCATATCGAGAGTCGCGATACCCTTCAGATGGTTGTTCATCGTGTGCCGAAGAGGTTCCTCTTCTTTCGCTATGGGACCAAGGGTGTGCGCATGGAGGTGGTAAGTCAGAACCCGCACTCCCGGCTCTCTTATCCCAAGATTATTATGTTTAGAAAATAGGTTTAAGTGTTTATAGGTATAGTTTGGCTGAATTTTATATTAGATGTATCTTTTTTCAATACTGCGTTAAATTAACATTTAATCGTCTGTAAATCAATAACTTATATTAAGAAATGCTTATGAAAACTTAACTATAAAAAGTTGGTCAAGTCACTGAT